TCCATTTTCATGAATCGGGTGACTAATAATTGTTATATTATTGAATTGTTTTCCAAACAAATCATCAATTCTTGCTTCGCTACTACATTTTTTGCATGAATTTCTATGTTTAAAATATTGATAGTCATACACTGCCTGAGTTTTATGTTTGCATTGACATTCTGCTAACCATTGTGAAGCGTGAAATTTATTAAAACCTTTAAACTCTAAGATCTTCCAATTATTTACTACCTCTCCTGTTCTATCTGTAAAAGCTGATATAATTTCACCTCCCTAGAATAAATCATCTTCCTCTGATTTATTCTCTTTTGTATCAAGATATTTTTTCAAATGTGAACAATCTTTATATCCACACAGATTAGTACAAAAGAAAATATCATCTGATTCTTTTCCAGTTTTTGTAATTCTAGTAAAACTCCGTGGTGGATAATTTTTTTCATCACTTTCGAGAGTTTCCCATTTCTGATATATATTCTTGATATAATCCAAACACTCTTTTTTGACTTCTTCATTAACCTCATATTTTCTAACATATGGCAGAACTTTATATTGTGTTTGGACTTCTTTTGGTAAAGCATCAAAACTATTAGTTTCTTCTGCGTTATGTAACATAACTTCAATGTCCAACTCATCATATCCAAGTTTTGATAATTTACTCTCAATATCAGACTGCAATGTTTCTATAATTTTTCTTCTCTCACATACTTTCTCAATCAAACTTTCTTCTTTTGAACGCACTGTTTTTTTACCCATATATTTTACTGTGCAATATTTAAGCATTATCCAAGCACATTCTCTTACTTGATATCCAAGTTGCTCCAATGCCATCTGATAAATAACAAGCTGCCGACCATGATGAATTAAATCTGAACTACTAAATTGAGAACTTGTCTTCCAGTCATACACATTCACAATTTTGTTTTTTTCATCTACGATCTTAATAAGGTCACAATAACCTTGCAGATAATGGTCATCATCAATCTTTAGTAGCAAAAATTTTTCCGTAATAAACTTTCCTTTTGGTTTTACGAAGTTTCTACAGAAATGATCCATGTTAGAAACCCAACCATTTCTTATTGAATCTCCACCATTTCTGTCTTTCGGAAATTCAATCCCTAACATTTCCATATCTGATAATTCTTTGTTCATTGCAGGAACCAATGCACTTTCATCACATTCTCCATGTACAATCATTTCAAGTGTGTCGTGTATTTCTGTTCCCATACATCCATATACATTAGGGATTCCTTTTTTGTGTTTAACATAAGCCAAATATGCTTCATATAAACAGTTATCTATAGTATTAAGTTTACTGAAACTATAAACATTTTTATTTTCTGCAAACAATTTCTCCAGTTCTGGTTCTTTTTCTCTTTGTCCTATTTCATTCACCTCATATCCATTTAACACAATTTTTAATTAGATATGAAAACGCATCCTTTCCATAATCAGAGGGACTTCCTTTACTTCCTTTAGGAATTACCCTATTTTCAGAATCCCAAACATACCCAACTTCATTCTTAAAAATTGCATTGTCTATTTTTAATTTCTTTGCTTCTTCTCTTATATATTCCTCTTCAAGCCCCTCATCATATGCCAGTATTGATTTAGAAACCAACATACTTTTTGCATATTTAACCTGTGTATCAGATAAAAAACAGCCACATGATCCTAATCCAATATGACATCCAAAACTGTCTAGTTGTTGAGGAAATTTTTCACTTTCACCAATTATGTATAAATTCTTTTGTTGTATGAATTCATAGTTTATATGATATCCATACAGGGTAAGACTTCTGCTGCAAGGAATAATTGGAATCCATCGTTCTTCTTTAGCACAATTGTTATCAATAGACCTCCCCATTATTCCACACAACTTACCATCAAATGTGTATTCTGGAACAGTGATACGGTTTGTCCATATATCATATCCAACATTAAACTTTTCTTGAGTCTGATATGATATTCCATCCTGAAAAAACATTGTGTTATATTTTCCACAATATTCTTCTAAGATTGTTTCATCAAATGTATTCATTACTGTTTCAGGTTCTTGAATTTCTCTAATGAGCCTTTTATAAAAACCTCCAAATGGAATTTTCACAGATTTATCGAATTCACTTTTTTGCAATCCTAATAAATCCGCTATATACTCCAATGCTTTAGGAAAGTTTAAATTTTCTCTATTCATTACAAGAGAATACAGATTTCCTCTCTCATTTGTGCTGAAACAAACAAAACCTAAAGTGTCTATGCTTAACCTGACCGATGAGGGGTTTCTTCCATATTCTCTTGCAAATCTATATTCATTATGGGAACTATTATATGTAATATTTTGATAACCAAGAGCTTCTAAGACTTTTAGAATATCATCACGATTACTCGAAAGATGTTCGGTCAGTTTTAAAGCATTCACTTTATCACCTCCAGTCCTATACACTTTTATGTTCGTTGATAATCGTACAATATCCTATTTCTTTCCAAATATTAAAACGTCCATTGACTTCATATAATACTTGCTGTTTGTCTTCATCATTTCTTGTTTTATCAAGGAATGCAACAATATATTTTTTGTCTGAGTCTAAGTCTATCATTTTTTTAACTTTAGTATATTTCCCATTTTCATTCTTTTGTAATTGATATGCTTTACAGTCATTTTTTTGTCCCGTATATTCATCTGCCCAAAGTTGGCGCATATATATCATTTCACTAAATACTTCTTTTATTTGCTTTCCATTTGCTAAACAACTTGCATCTAAATATCTTTGATTAATTGTATATAACGCAAGCTGATACGTTGGAATAATGGAAATATTCTCTTTACTCGCTAATTGAAATACCTTTCTGCTATTCATCAATAACTGCAAGAACATTTTCTCATCTAAACTATCATCGCTTTTCATAGTATCCCAAATGAAAACCTGATAACCTCGTTTAGATTTTTTCTTTATATATTTAAGGACTTTACTGATGTCATTATCAAATAATTTAATAAAACTAAGATTAGAATATTTCTCTTTACTGATTGCTTTTGCCTTGTTCAGCATTGAATATTGCTCATCGGTAAAATGACCCATCTTAATTTGTTTTCTGGTCAACCCCCAGTAATTAAGTTCTTTTGTTAGAATATGTGCAAGAAGCATAATTTTATAGTCTTTGCTCCTCATCTCATTGCTGACTATAGATACTTTTACCCCATCTTCACTCATTGGTATTACCATATTCTCAAACACGAATGATGTTTTTCCTACTCCTGAATGACCAGCAATCATAAACATTTCACCAAGAGGGACACCTAATGTAAGGTAATTTAAGATAGGACAATTTTTTGCATAACTTATACCTACGGTATCTCCCGAATTACATTCATTTATAAAATCATCGTCTATTACTAAGGATTCTTCTTCGATATCATGAGAAGAAACAATACTAATATCACTTAGCTTATATTCAAAAAAGTCATATACTTGTTGGCTTGTCATTTTATCGAATTTACTAATATCTTTGAAAGAATCAAAAGTAAATCTACATAACGCATCCAAAGTATTTAATCTGGCAATTTTATCAAAATGTGCATCTACATTTTCAACATTGACAAGTTGTTTAAGACTTTCTACCTCCCTGTATCCTCCATAATCGCTAAATGTCTTTGATACAGTGGGTCTATCTTTCAAAAAATTATATACCGTAATATTATCAAATTTTCTATATCCTGCATCATATAATGCTTTTCCTAAATCAAAGTAAAAAATTGCATCTTCATCTTTTAAGATGTCATTAGTTTTACTATTTACAAATTTATAATCATCGTATAAATCAGGATCTTTCCAAAGACAAAATACAAATGGAGCTTCTATTTCACCTCTATCTTTATTGATTATTTCTAAGCATTTTTCTAAATCCAAATTACTCCTCCAAAAACTCACTTATATCATTTGCTTTTTTCTTTGAACCTATGTTCATCAGTTCTGATTCACTAATTGGCTCAAAGTGATCGGTTTGATTTTTTTGTTTTTCTTTGATTTTTTCTTCTCTTAAAACCTGTTTGTATACATCATTAATATTGTTCTTGATAATTGCAAATATGTATGAGATTTTACTTACATCATTCTTAAAATCCTTATGTTGTATGGCATACTGGATCGAATTATATGCTTTATCAATGGTACGATTTATAACATCATATCCATAAAATTCCAGTTCTTTTAACTTCTTAGTTAAAACAGTTGGAAATACCTGTCCTGGTTCATAGTCAAGAAAATCTATTGCAAATTTTTCAATAACATTTTTTCTATCTTCATTTTCCTTGTTCCAAATATCATAAACTTCTTTTGATTTATAATACTTCCCATTATCTGCTTTATAGAAAGTATCTGTTGTTCCCTTTTCTCCAGTTACTTGACATTTGCACTGTCTAGCCACATAAACACCACCTTTTCAGGCGGTGGGGATAACCCCACCTAAATTATTAAAGAATAGCAACGATTTCTTCCAATCCCTTTGTAGAAACATCATTATCCTTAAAGTTCGGAATATTGTATTTTGCCATAAGACTCTTTACTTTTGCCTTAGTATCATCATCTGCATCAGGGAACTTAGTCTTGATAATATCAATTAATTCTGCATTTCTGTCCTCATCAGCATGATTTTTTACCTTTTCTTCAGCATACTTAGCCGCAAATTTTTCCTTTTCTTTTGCTTCCTTCGCTGCTTTTTTCTTGCTCTCTTCTACAGTAAGAGTCCCCTTACTATGCTCTCTCATAATTGCATCCTGCATAGCTTTAATGAATTCATCAGAATTAAATGGAATGCAATCAACAATGTCTGCAAAACGTGACTTGCTATCTACAGAGTAAGTATCATCTCTAAATCTTATAACACGACTTTCGCTCACAATCTTTCCTTTAGTAATATCTTCTCCTGTTTTCAGATTTTTCTTTCCAGTCTTCTCCTGAACAATATTTCTATCAATATAAGCCATTCCAAGAAAGTGAAGCTTAGTCTTAATTGCATTAAAGTATTTCTGGCTAATATCACTTGTTAGAATGGAATACTGATCTCCAGTAACCACATCATCAATATCTTTCTTCTTCGTATGTGCTACAACAATGAATGATACGCCAACCTTCTTCAACTCCCAAAGTCTATCTAAAACTAATTCAATTGCCTTATCTAAGCCTTTACCAAAACCACCAAATGCACTGTTAATTGTATCAATTTTGGGTTTATCAGAATTTTTCTTATTGTGTAATCTAATAACTTCCTTTTCTGCTAAATCAAATAGCTGATCATATGTATCAATAATAACTACCTGTAAATCTTTGTAGTCAGTTGTCTTGTTATCAATAATATCCTCTGTTACCTCGATAAATTTAGCCCAGTCTTCAATTCGTTCAGAAACAATTCCAGCAATAGCATCATGTCCGTCTTCTTTGCCTACATCAAGTGCTAAATATCCGTCTTCACCAGCTAACTTTTCACAAATATCTTTCATAATGGTTGATTTACCAATTCCAGATTCACCTAAAAGACCGATATTATAATGCAATGGGTTTAAATCAATTTCTACTTTTTTACCATATTTTCTAGCCATGTATATAAAATACCTCCGTATACTTTTAATTTTAGGTGGTATATTTCAACCACCTTAGTTATTAAAACAAGTCATCGTCATCCACTTCTGGTTCTTTGCTATCTTCCTCTGTGGTAGTTTCTTCCTTTTCTTCTGGTTCTGGTTTATTCATTACATCATACAGATTTTCATCAGTTGCCATCACATAAACTTCTTGATCAAACTCAGCAGATGTCATTTCAACATCTACAAGACCGTCTGAAAAATCACCTGTCAACTTCGGATCAAACAATCTATACTCATTTACACGTTCTCCGAAAATCGAACCAGCAGGACGGAAATCTTCAAGTTTTCTAATACCTAACTCAATCTGTTCTTTCTGTGCTTTTGTAAGCTGAGACTCATCAAATTCTACTGTCTCTGCTCCATTGAGCATTACACATTCCCAAAGCAGATGATGCATGTTCTTTTTATTGATATCTATGTACTTCAATTTATAATCAAGTAACTTCTTATGTTTTTCATTGTTTTCGTCATACTTACTTGCATTGAAAACAAACTGCTGCGGGATATACTTAGTTCCTTCATCAGCATTGATATATTGCTGAATATATCCGTCCACATAAATCTTTTTATCCGTCTTCCAGTCGGCTTTATCAATAGAATCTTTGCTGTAGAAAATATCTGCTGTAATCAACAGTCGATTTTTCTTATCATCATCTACTGCATACACACTCTGAATCTTGAACTTATCATAATATTTTCCCTTATATGGCTCCTTTACCATCTGTCCAGTAACAGTAACTCTTCCTTTATAATTGGGAAGATTTTCACGAAGATACTCAATAGCGTCATACATTGCTACAAATTCATGTCTTCCATCAAAATCATCTCCAAGGTCAACAACCGTCTTACGATAAGAAGCAACCGTAGAAATAACATCCTCATCGAATCTATCTTTCCACTGTACTTCAATTTTCTCATTGTCAGCATTCATAGTTTTGATTACTTTCTTCTCACTATCAAATGCTTCAACAAAAGCCATGTTACTATCACTTTCTTTAACACCAAAGTTTATACTCAGTGATTTGATCTTATTACCAGTCGGTTTTCCATTTTTGTCTTTCTCGTCAAATTCACCTGCTTTAACAAATGGTCGTTTTGCGTCCTTTTTAGGAAGCATTACTGTTCCTGTAAAATTAAATCTTGATTGTGCCATTAAATAGCATTCCTCCTTATGATTAAAAAATTTATATAACATCAACAGCCCACACAGGACTGGAACATAGAGATTAAATCTATATAAAATCTATGTTAATCAGTGGTTTATGGCTAATTTTTGCGTAATTTAAGCCAAGGGTATGCTGTTCACCACCCAAAACGGATATAACTGTTCAGTTGTAATTATTTGGATTTGTCTACGGATAACCGTGCGAATTGTTTACTTGTTACTGTGTA